TATTTGGATAATAAAAAAGACGTTGAAAAAACCAGTAAAAGAACTAGGAGAAAAAATTGATGAAAAGCTATAGTGAACAAGATTATTCTAGCTCTTTGTACCATCATGGAATTTTGGGGATGAAATGGGGTGTACGTCGATACCAGAATAAAGATGGAACATTGACTCAAGCTGGAAAAGAACGATACGCAAAGAATGCCGATAAAATCCAAAAGCTTGTAGAAAAACGTAAAAATGATCAAGCGGCATTAGATGATTTAACAAAAAACGGCTATAAGAGCGAACAATTTACAAATCGGTATCCATTTGGAGACCATTATACTGATAAACAGTTTAAAAGAGTTTACGATATTTCGAAAAAAGATGCTTTGGATCATACGGAAAGAGTCTTAAAGAATCGCGTTGTTAGAGACGAATATCGTAGAAAGATGTTAGCCGGTGAAGAATTAAACGAAGAAGAAGCAAAACTTCTAAGAGAAGATAGCATAAAAGCAGCTTTAATCGTAGCTGGTGCAACTGGAATCGGTGTTTATGCTGCGTACAAAATGGGAGTATTCGACAAGAAGCCTGAAGTTGGAGACGTTGCAAGTGGAATATTAGAACAAAGTCTTTCCGAAGGTGAAGTCGAACGAGTAATAAAACAAGGCTTTGATTTTCATAGAATGAGCGGATGGCAACAAGAAGATTTTTCCAAACGATCCGCATTATACGTTACTGCGACCGAAGCTGATAGAGATATTTATAAAGCCTGGCTAAGAGATTGGCATCATACAGGAGAAAGATGGGAAGCAACATTACGAGCTACCAAAGACATAAAAGTTGCTGGATCTAAAAAACAAAAAGAACTGTTACGAGAATTGCTAGAAGATAACGATTATTTCGACGATTTTGCTAGGAAATGTATGGGCACTTCTGGCATATTTTCCAAACGTGACCGAGACATGGCACGAGAATATGTTCTTCGGGATGATATTTTTGACTCCATGTATAAAAAAAGTATATATGATTTAGTCAAGCAAGATTCCACAGTAGCAAAAAGATATATAGATTATGCGATGTCAAAAGGCTATGACGCATTTGTAGACGATTTTGATAGGGGTAGTATGTCATATACTCCTATCATTTTATTTAATCCGAAAGATGTGGTTGAAAGAGTTGGCTCGACAAAAGTTGGAATGATGGATCAAGCGGCTGCTGAGCGTCGATTATACGCTAAAGGTATTGTAGCCGGGTTGTTCGGAATTACACTTCCAGATAAAGGACGGTAATGATGGCACAGCAAGAAGAATTGGTAAATGAAATATTGATGACTAAATTAAATTCGTTGGTTGAAGATGCAAAAAAACTTTCTATTTATTTGCGATTGAATTGTGATGACGAAGATGTCGTTGATATTTCAAATAATATTTATCTAGACGCAACTATTTGCATCAAAGCCATTGAAACATTGAAGGATAAATAGGATGGAATATTATGGATACAATAATGGCTATGGATTAGCCCATTACGGCGTTAAAGGCATGAAATGGGGTGTCCATAAAGCTATAGAAAATTACTCAGAATCTTCTAGACGATTGGGTAGTAACATTAAGAATAGAGGACTAGTTAAAGGCGCGTATCAGTGGCATGCCCAGAATGTAAGCAAACGCTTAAATAACTTTGGCGATAAACGGAAAGGTGTCATGTCCGCTAGACAAAGAAATTCATACAATCAGTCCAAAAAATATTGGGATGAGCGTGCAAAAGGCGTTTCAAATAGAGAACTAAAAAGACAGGGACATTATCGTGGGGTCATTAAAAGAACCTATGATAGTTATCGATCTAGAAGTTTAGGAACAAGAACTGCGCTCGAAGGTGCTAGGCAGTTTGCACAAACTGGCCACAAACGTGAAATTATACGAACACTCGATCGTGTTGAAAAGAAGAGGACCGGAGAAGGAGTTGGAATCACGCCATATGCACAACTTGCTGCGGACACAGTTAAAGATACTGCAGTTGCAATGATTGGCGATGAATTTGTTGCAAGACTTTTCGGTCATTATTAATTTAAATATTTTTGGAGGTTAATTAATGCCGAAATTTTCAGAGCGTCTCGCGCATGCGTGGAACGCTTTTTTTAATCGCGAACCTCCTTCAACAACTCACTATGATTATGGATCCAGTTATTCATATAGACCCGATAGACGAAGGTTGACCAGGGGCAACGAGCGATCTATTGTCAATGTTATTTACAATAGAATAGCAATGGATGTTGCAGCTGTTGGAATAAAGCATGTACGTCTCGATGAGAATGACAGATATTTAGAGACAATTGATTCTAAATTAAATTATGCCCTTACGACCGAAGCTAACATTGATCAGACAGGAAGAGCTTTGATTCAAGATATTGTCATTTCAATGTTCGATGAAGGAGTAGTGGCAGTTGTTCCTGTAGACACGACAATTAATCCTTATATTTCCGGCGGATATGACATTGAAACTATGAGAACCGGAAAAATAATTGAGTGGTTTCCAGAGCACGTTCGCGTAAATGTATATAATCAGAAGACTGGCCATAGAGAAGATATTACTCTTCCAAAAAAGTTGGTAGCGATTATAGAAAACCCTTTATATTCAATCATGAATGAGCCGAACTCGACTCTTCAGCGTCTTATTAGAAAACTTAATCTATTAGATGCTATTGATGAACAGAGTGGCGCGGGCAAGTTGGATTTGATTATTCAGCTTCCCTATACAATTAAGACTGAAGCTCGCCGAAAGCAAGCGGAAGATAGACGAAAAGATATTGAAATGCAGCTCGCAGGCACTAAGTATGGAATTGCATACACAGATGCCACAGAGCATGTAACTCAGTTAAACCGTTCCATCGACAATAATTTAATGAAACAAATCGAGTACCTTACGAGTATGCTTTATGGCCAGTTAGGCTTAACCGATACGATCGTTAATGGAACTGCCGATGAACAAGCAATGCTGAATTACTATAACAATACTATAGAGCCTATTCTTTCAGCAATTACAAATGAAATGTATCGTAAATTCTTAACGAAGACTGCGAGAAAACAGCATCAGTCTATTAAATTCTTTCGTGATCCATTTAGACTTGTTCCAGTTAACCAGATCGCTGATATGGCTGACAAGTTTACACGTAACGAAATTCTATCGTCTAACGAGTTTAGAGCAATTATTGGCTTTAGACCTGTTGACGATGAACGAGCAGACGAACTCAGGAACAAGAATCTTAATCAGTCGCCAGACGCCGAGGCGCCGCCATCAACCAGCGACGCTGACTACGGTGACTATGGAGATTATTCACAGGAAGAATACGAAGAATGAGAAAGGAACTTCAAAATGGGAGCAAAAGGCTATGATTTTAGTGGCTGGGCTACCAAATTCAATCTTAAATGTTCTGATGGACGCACGATCCGTGAAGGAGCATTTGATGATTGCGACGGAAAAACTGTTCCGCTTGTTTGGCAGCATCAGCATGACAGCCCTGCAAACGTTTTAGGGCATTCAGTTCTGGAGGTTAGACCCGACGGTGTCTATACATACAGTTTCTGTAATGACTCGGAAATGGGCCAGATGGCTAAAAGACTTGTCGAAAATGGCGATATTACGTCATATTCTATTTATGCAAATAAATTAAAACAAAAGGGCGGAGATGTCTATCATGGCATTATCAGAGAGGTTAGTTTAGTTCTTGCTGGAGCGAATCCTGGAGCAAGTATTGATATGCCTTCGTTAGAACATTCCGACGAAGATACCGAAACAGAGGCATTCATTTATAACGATGATGACTCTGTTTTTTTAGCGCATTCTGACGATAAAAAGGAAGATGATGAAGAATCTTCCGATAGCAAAGAAGGAGAAGATAAAATGCCTGCTAAAGAAAAAACAGTAAAAGATGTATTCGATTCGATGACAGAAGAACAGAAGAATGTTGTTTACTTCATGATCGGTCAGGCTCTTGAGGATGCTGGAGTTGGCGAAGGTGATGAAGACGAGGAGGAAGATGTGAAACACAACGTATTTGATACTGACAAAATGAGCGGAGAGGCTGTTCTGTCTCATGATGCAATGACCGCAATCATTGCTGACGCTAAACGTCTTGGTTCTATGAAGGACGCCGTCCTTGAACATGCAGAAGATTATGGTATTGATGGAATTGAATGGTTATTCCCGGACGACCATGATCTTACAAATACTCCCCAGTGGATCAAGAGAGATACTGGATGGGTAAGCACAGTCATGAACGGCGTTTCTCACACACCGTTTAGCCGTGTAAGAAGCCGCTTTGCAAACATCACTGAAGATGAAGCTCGTGCAAAGGGTTATATGAAGGGCAATCTGAAGAAGGAACAGGTCTTCTCACTGCTTAAGAGATCCACAACTCCTCAGACAATTTATAAGAAGCAGAAGCTCGATCGCGATGATGTAATTGATATTACCGACTTCGACGTTATTGCTTGGATCAAGGGCGAAATGCGTATGATGCTTGACGAGGAAATCGCTCGTGCAATCCTGATCGGTGACGGAAGACTTACTTCCGATGACGACAAGATCTCTGAAGATCATATCCGTCCGATCGTTAACGATGCAGACCTGTTCACAATCAAAGTTTCCGTCGTTACTCCGGCAAATGCTGATGATGCTACAAAGGCTAAAGCATTTATCAGAGGAGCAATCAAGGCTCGTAAGAATTATAAGGGATCCGGCAATCCTGATCTGTTCACAACAGAAGATATGCTGACAGAAATGCTGCTTCTTGAAGACAACATGGGTCGTCCGCTGTATGACTCTCAGTCTGCCCTTGCAACAAAGCTGAGAGTAAACCGCATTATTACTGTTGAAGTTATGGAAGGCTTCATGGTTCAGGGTGTTGATCCGCTGATGGGTATCATCGTCAACCTGAAGGACTATACAGTTGGTGCTGATAAGGGTGGCGCAGTCAACATGTTCGAGGACTTTGACATTGACTATAACCAGCAGAAGTACCTGATCGAAACCCGTTGCTCTGGTGCACTGACGGTTCCGTATTCTGCAATTGTCCTTACAGATGGTCAGAGACAGGGAACTTCCGTTGATGGTGGCGTTAAGACATCCAAGACAACTTATGAAGAAGTAACTCCTGTTGGAACTGAGAATCCTGCAAGCCTCGGATGGTATGAAGTTAACGCATCTGGCAAGTATGTTCCGACATCAGACACTACTGTAACTCAGAATAAGGATTACTACACTCGCGTTAGCCACATCAACGACTAACTTTCAAAATGGGAGTGAAAATGCATGAAGTATTACGGTAAAGTTGGATACATAGAGACCCAAGAGACGTCTCCAGGAGTATGGACGGAGCAGATTACTGAACGAACATATTCCGGGGACGTTTTAAGATTGTCTAAATCTTGGCAGAATGGAGAAAGTCTTAATGATAATCTCCAAATTAATGTTCAGATCAGTATTGTGGCGGATCCATTTGCACTTCAGCATTTTCACGCTTTTCGATATGTGGAATGGCAAGGGGCTTTGTGGAAAATTAGTAACGCAGAGCCTCAATTTCCACGAATTATTCTAACAATCGGAGGAGTGTACAATGGACCGCAGGATAGAACTTCATGATATTTTAAGCGGCATTCCAGGTGTCAAGAAAGCATACTTTCAACCTCCGGAAACCGTAAAGTTAGAATACCCCTGCATAATTTATCATTTGCAGAATGTGCATATGCAAAGTGCAGATGATTACCCTTATAAAAACCGTGATGGATATTCTGTAATGATAATAGATCGAAATCCGGATAGTGTGATACGAAGAAATCTAGAAGCTATGCAGCTTTGTCGTTTTGACCGATATTTCACTTCCGACGGTCTTAATCATTGGAGTTATGTCCTTTATTATTAATGGAGGAATTCATGGCTAAATTAGTTTGGGATGCTATTGGTGAGCATCTTTACGAAACTGGCACCAGAATGGGTGTCCTTTATCTTCAGGCCGCTAACGGATCATACCCCGAAGGTGTTGCTTGGAATGGTCTTAGAAGTGTTGAATCCAGTCCGTCTGGAGGAGACGAAACAAAACTGTATGCAGACGATATTAAGTACCTTGGTCTGAGAGCAGCAGAAGACTATGGTGGAACAATCGGCGCTTATACTTATCCTGATGAATGGGCCGAATGCGACGGATCGGTAAACATCGTTTCGGGTGTTGCCGTTCATCAGCAGCCTCGTAAGGCTTTCGGATTCTGCTACAGAACAGTTATTGGCAATGATACCGACTTCGAAAATCATGGCTATAAGCTGCACCTGATCTACAATTCTACAGCTTCGCCGTCTTCCAGATCTTACGAAACAATCAACGATTCACCGGCGGCAGTCGAATTCTCTTGGGAATTTGCCTCAACTCCGGTTCCTGTAAGTGCACCTGGTCTCAAGCCGACAGCTTACATTGAGATTGACTCCACAAAGTTTGCTACTCAGGAAAAGAAAGCTCTTCTTACAGCACTCGAAAATAAACTTTATGGAACTAATGGAACTGGTGGAGACACTGGAACAGACGCTTATCTTCCTCTTCCTGACGAAGTATTCTCAACTCTTGGTTACGTTGCACCTGTTGGTGGCTAATTTTCAAAATAGGGCAGTATTCAGTTAGGCTGGCTGCCCTTTTCGTATTCTAAACAGACAATATTATTTTTTAATGCAAAGGAGATCATATGTTTAAACAAACAATTAAGTACACTGACTACAATGGCACAGAAAGAGAAGAAGATTTTTACTTTAATCTTAGCCGTGCTGAATTAATTAAACTTGAATATTCAACTCCCGGTGGTCTTAAAGAAGTTATCGAACGAATTGTTAAAGAGAAAGATACTGTTAAGATTTATCGGATGTTTACAGATATTGTTCGACTCGCTTATGGCGAAAAGTCTGACGATGGAAAGCATTTTAGAAAATCGGAAGAACTTTCGGAGGCTTTCTGTCAGACGGAAGCTTATAGTGAGCTAATGATGATGTTTATTAACGACGCCGAATTTGCGGCGAAATTTGTAAACGGAATCGTTCCGAAAATGTGATGAGGGACTAAAGAATGCTGAAAGTTGTTATACCTGCTTCAGAGTTCTATGATGAAGAATTAAACGAATTCATTTATGTCAAAGAACAAACATTAACGCTGGAGCATTCTTTGGTCTCAATTTCAAAATGGGAGGCTAAATGGCACATACCGTTCTTTAATGGTAAAAACGAAAAGACCCCCGAACAAGTTTTAGATTATATTCGTTTTATGACGTTGACGCAAAATGTTGATCCTAACGTATATTTGGCACTGCCGGATTCTGTACTTATGCAGATTCAGAAATATATCGAAGATCCAATGACAGCAACAACGTTCAAAAGCGGAACTCCTGTTAATCCTAATCAGATCATTACAAGTGAAGTTATATATTACCAGATGATTGCACTGGGTATACCAATGGAGTTCCAAAAATGGCACTTTAATAGATTGCAAACCTTAATAAAGGTTGCTCAAGAAAAGAGTAGCAGTAAAAAGATGTCTAAAACAGATATTTTACGAATGAACTCGGAACTTAATGCTGCTAGAAGGGCCAAATACAAAACAAAAGGATAATTATTATGATTAAACTCCAGACGAAGGGAAAATTTAAACGCACGGAACGTTTCTTAAGAAAAATGTCGGCTTTTGATGTCAGAAGAATTTTGGAAAAGTACGGCGCGCAAGGTGTGAACGCTTTGTCGGCTAGAACTCCAGTCGATAGTGGGTTTACCGCTTCGTCTTGGTATTACAAAGTTAAAATTGACAGGCAGAACGGAACAGCTTCCATTATATGGTCCAATCATAACGTTGTTAAGAATACTAACATTGCAATTATTTTACAGTATGGTCATGGAACTAGAAATGGTGGTTATGTGCAAGGAATTGACTATATTAATCCTGCACTTAAGCCAGTCTTTAATGAAATGGCAGACGAAGCATGGAGGGAGGTGACTAGCGCATGACAGCTATTGATGAACGAGTCGTTCAAATGAAATTTGACAACCAGCAGTTCGAAAGCGGCGCGAAAACTAGCTTAAATACGTTGGATAAACTCAAGAATGCTTTAAATTTTAGAAAAACTTCTAAAGATTTAGCAGATTTTCAAAATCAGAGTAGCCGATTCAATCTTGATGGTATCAACAATGCCATAGGAACTGTTACTGCGTCATTCAACAGCTTTGAAATCATGGGGCTTCGAGTTCTTAGCAATATTGCAGATTCTGCATATCGAACAGGCGTAAGATTAGTAAAAAGTTTAAGTGTTGATAATATTGCAGCTGGTTGGAAGAAATTCGAAGATAAGACAACCTCTGTAGCAACCCTTGTCGCGCAGGGCTATGACATGAAAACTGTCGATGAGCAATTAAAACGATTGAACTGGTTTACAGATGAAACCTCGTATAACTTCGTAGACATGGTTTCCAGTATTGGTAAATTTACAGCTTCTGGCAAAGGTCTTGAAGAATCTGTAAATGCCATGGAAGGTATCGCCACATGGGCGTCATTGTCAGGTCAGAATGCTTCTACAGCAAGTAGAGCAATGTATCAGCTTTCCCAGGCAATGGGCGCTGGTGTCATGCGTAAGGAAGATTACAAGTCTATCCAGAACATGTCAATGGATACGGACGAATTCCGACAGAAAGCTCTTGATGCTGGTGTTGCTTTGGGAACACTGAAAAAGAATGCTGATGGAACATACCAGTCGATTGTAGAAGGCGTCGGAAAGGTTGATTCTTTTAGTAAATCCCAATTTGCCGAGCACTTGACAAAAGATCTTTGGTTTACCGATAAGGTAATGATGAAGGTCTTTGGCGATTATGGTGCTGCTGTCGATCAGATTTATGAATATGCCGAAGAGAATGATGTCACTGCTTCGGAAGCTATTGCTGCTCTTGGCGACAAAGTGGATGCATTCGGTCTAAAGGCATTTAAATCTGCCCAGGAAGCCAAAACATTTACTGACGTTCTCGATTCTGTTAAGGACGCTGTATCAACAGGTTGGATGACAACGTTCGAAATGATATTTGGCAATTACGAAGAATCCAAAAAGTTATGGACTGATTTAGCAAATGAACTTTATGATGTATTTGCAAGCGGAGCAATAGAACGAAATAACCTTTTAGAAGCATGGAAAGATCTTGGTGGTAGAACCAAACTTGTTGAAGCTTTCTGGAATGCGTGGAATGGTGTTATGAACATCATCTCGATGGTAAAAGAATCATTCCGAGAGATATTTCCAGCAACAACTGCTGAGCAGCTTCTTAATATAACAGAATCGGTCCGAGATCTAACAAATAGATTCGAACATTTATTTAAATTGCCGGATCGTTACGAGGATGCGCTTAAAAAAGGTCTTATCGATGAGAGTGAGATGTCAAAGATTGAAGCCACAAAAAAGCGCATTGATGATCTTTCAAAAACTTTAAGAGGAGTCTTTGCAATTCTTGATATTGTTAAGCAAGGCTTCATGGCGTTTGCTCAACTCGGTGTTCGATTAGTAAAGTCGTTATTCCCAGTTGGAGATTCAATTCTTGATATTACTGGTTCCTTTGGCGAATGGGCTGAGGGATTGCGTAATTCTATTATCGAGGGCGACCATTTCGGTAAGATGGTTGAGAAACTTGGTCCATATGTTGATAAAACAGGATCAGTTATTATTTGGGTGCTCGATAAAATTCGGATCGCATTCGAAAAAGTTCGCACAGTATTCGAAAAAGCCAAAGGATTATTCAAACCATTCACAAAAGAATCTTCGGAAGCTGCTGATACAGTAACTGAAAAGTGGTCCCCGATTACCGGAGTTATCAATTTTGTCAAGAAAGCGTTCGAACGTCTTGGAGAAGTTTTCCAAAATCTTGGTCCAGTATTTAAACAAATTTTAGATGCATTAGGAAACGTTTGGAATACTCTTCATGAGAAATTAATAGCTGGCTTGCAAAATTTTGATATTAAAAAAGGCCAAGATCTTGCTAACGGCGGGCTTTTCGGAGCACTGATATTTGCAATAACAGCGTTCACAAATCGAATTAAAAATTTACTACCAGCCATCGATCCTGACAAAGGTATCATTGGCACTCTTAAAGATGCATTAGGCGAAATACTTTCCATATTTAAAAGCGATGGCGGTAATGATGCCAACATTGGCGATGTAATGATAAAAGTTGCTGGAGCAATTGGAATTCTGGCGGCTTCTTTATTTTTAGTGTCTACAATCGATACTGGAAAATTGACAGGTGCTACAGTTGCTATTGGCGCATTAATGTTCATGTTAAATAAAATGATGGAATCTTTAAGTGCCATTAATGTATCATCGTCATACGCATCTGAAAAGGGTGGTATATTCCGTAAAGTTTTAGGAATGTTCACTTCTAAAGCATCTGGAGCGACAGATCTTATAAAGACTGCTGGTTCGTTATTTGCAGTTGCAGGTGCAGTTGCTATATTAGCCGCTTCTGTTTTTGCTTTGTCAAAGTTAAGTTTCAAGGAATTGGCAAAAGGACTGATTGGCGTAGGTGCATTATTACTTATGATAGCAGCAACTGCCAAACTGATGTCTGATTCCGAGTCCAGAATAATCAAAGGCGCCGGATCTTTGGTATTGGTCGGAGTTGCAATAAATGTACTAACCAAGTCTGTAATGACTTTGAGTTCTCTCGACCCAGATAAACTTGTAAATGGCTTAATGGCTGTCGGTGCACTTTTGTTAGAGCTTGGCGTATTTTCAAAATTTGCTGGAAAGATTAATCTTAGAACAGGATTAGCGATTATAGCTATCGCCGGTTCTTTATTAATTATTTCTCAGGCAGTCAAAGCGTTCGGATCTATGGATGCTTCTGAAGGTGGCGAACTTGCAACAGGACTCTCAGCGATTGCAGCTGTGTTAATGGGCTTTGTCGTATTCTCGCAGACCGTGAAATCAAAAGGAATACTCAAAGCAGCAACCGCATTGATGATTATGGCAGCATCGTTGCATGTTATAAACGCCGCCGTCAAGTCCATGAGTAAATTAGACGAGGATCAGATTACCAGAGGTGTTGGTGGATTGGCTGGAGCATTGCTAACGCTTATGTTAGTAGCGACCGTCCTTGCTTCTGTTAAAGGAACTGGAGGAGCAGCTCTTAGTATTCTTGTGATGTCTTCTGCTTTGATAGCTTTATCTGTAGCCTTCAAAATCATGGCATCAATACCATACACAAGCATCGTGAAAGTACTTCTAGGATTTGCTGCCGCATTTGTTGTAATAGGTGTGGCAGGTGCTGTGTTAGGTCCATTAACATTGGGCATCCTCGGACTATCTCTGGCATTGCTTGGAATTAGTGCAGCTATATTACTTGCCGGAATGGGCTTAACAGCTTTATCCGCAGGTATTATGGCTCTTGGAGCGTCATTATTAGTTGCGGGTCCAATGCTTGTTAATGCTATAATGACGACCCTTCTTGCTATATTACTAGCATGCTATAGATTAATTCCAACATTCGTTTCTTTAGGATTCGAAATGATTCTTAATCTTCTTATCGGAATTTATCAGAAATTGCCAGAAATTGCCACGATGGCTACGCTAATAGTGCTTAAATTCTTATTAACAATTTCTCAGTTATTCCCCTTAATTATAATGGTAGGAATACAGATGATTGTTAATTTCATCAATGGAATGGCACTTGCTATACGAGATAATTCGGAATCAATCATGATGGCTGTAGGGAATCTGATGTCATCAATTGTATATATGGTTCTTACCGGAGTTCAGCTTATAGCCGAACAAATTCCGATCATTGGTGGATGGGTATCCGATGGTATTGAAGGAATTAAGAATAGCATTGATGATACATTCAGTGAAGAAGAAATGGCTAAGATAACCGAAAGAGGAATGTCTGGAGCCGCTAAGGGGATGGCAGCAGCTGAAGCAGATGCAAAGTCTGCCGCATCCGGTTTAGGCGATGCATCTGTTGAAGGATTGATGGAAAAGATGCCATTATTCCAAGATACTACTAAAGACATGGGCATCGAAGGCGTCGATGGTTTACTAAATCTCGAAGGAGACTATGAAAATGCCGGTTATACTTTGGGAGCAGATGTTGTTTCTGGAGCAGATAGTGAAGATCTGTATAAAATGATATTTGGAAATGGCGAAAATTATGGAAACGGATTCACTAATGGTATTCTCGATA